AAATAATATAAGGAAAACAAACAATGGCAAATGAGTCAACAAGTTCAACCCTCAGCGAGTTGTACACAGAAATAGTCGCTGAAGCATTGTTCGTAGCAAGTGAAAGATCAATCATGAGACCACTTGTAAGAAACTATGCAGTAACTGGTGGCGGAAAATCAGTCGAAGTACCGATTTATTCAGCTGTCAGTGCATCAGATGTAAGTGAAGCATCTGATTTATCAAACACAGCAATAGACCCAACGTCAAAAACAATTACTTGTACAGAGCATGGAATTATGACGACGTTAACAGACTTGGGAAGAAATTCAGCTCCAAGAAATGTTGCTGGGGATATTGGCAGATTGTTCGGTGAGGCAATTGCAAAAAAAATTGACAAAGATTTGACTGCACTATTCGGTGGTTTTTCAACTACTGTCGGTTCAGCATCAACAACTATGTCAGCTTCTTTAATTTTCCAAGCAGTGGCAAAATTAAGAGCAAATGCAGTTCCAGGTGATAACCTAAATGCGGTTATCCACCCACAAGTAGCATTCGACCTAAAATCAGGTCTTACAAATACATTTGCTAACCCTAATCCAGGTGTTGGTAATGAAATTTTAAGATCATCTTTAGTAGGTCAAATAGCTGGTGTGAACATATTTGAAACTTCAAATATGACAGACTCATCTAGTAATGATCCAGGAACAACTGGTGACTACAAAGGTGCAGTATTCCACCCTGATGCTTTGGGACTAGCAATGATGCAAGATCTTAAAATCGAAACTCAAAGAGATGCGTCTCTAAGAGCAGATGAGATTGTAGCAACTGCGGTTTATGGTGTTGGTGAGTTAAACGACACTAATGGTTGTGAGATCGAAGCGGACTCAACAATTCAATAATAATTGAATACTTTGTGAGGGTGGGAGACTACCCTCACATCTAATTAGAAGGAGTGTTATGGACATTAAATTAACAAATGGCAGAAAAATAATTATTAAAGATAAAAAGTATTATGAAGCTAATATAGGATTTTATCAAAGAAATGGTTTTAGTCCTGTTGATGAAGTTAAAAAAGAAATTAAAAAGGCGACAGTAAAAGATATATCTGATAAAGTTGTTAAAATGAAACCAAAGAGAAAAAAAAATGTTAAAAAAACTAAAAAGAAAGTTTAGAAAGATTCTAAACTGGTTAGTGGGTAATTATGGCTAATTTTACAGGAGCAAATGTAATTGTAGCAAGTGATGTCACAAAGTATCAACCTGACACATTTGATTTTGGTATTGCATCAGGATCTACTGAGGCGACTAATTTTTTTTCACAAACAACAAACGATATATTAAGGCAATTAAGAATAGAATGGTGGCCTGTATATAAAACTAATGTTTATACAGATATTACAGTTTTAAATACTGCAGAAATGGTAAACACTAAAGTTGACTTAGATCAATTTGAAAGAGCTGGAGTATATTTGTTTTTAGGAAGATTTTTATTACCAGCTTTAACAAAGTTTAGACCTGAAGCTGAGAAAGATAGATTTGAAAGAATGGCAGAGTATTATATGTCAGAATATAACAAAGAGTTTAGATCCATATTAGAAGATGGTGTAAACTATGACTCTGACGAGGATTCAACAATATCTACAAGTGAACGAGAGCCTCTTCATGGATTAAGAAGATTGACTAGATAATGGCAGTCGACGTTCGTATAAAGTCAAACGTCAAATCTATACAAAGGAACTTTGACAAATTTTTTAACAAGTTTCCATCTATAACTCGAAAGGGCCTGGCTAGAGCTAGTTTTAGATTACAATCGATTATAAAAGAACTTACATCAAAAGAACAAGATTTTAGAAGAAGAAGGTTTGCTCCATATAGTGATCAATACTTAAAGAGATTACAAAAAGAAGGAAAGTCTCAAAAAGTAGATTTATTTTTTACTGGAAGAATGTTAGGATCTATTACAGGCAAAGTTAAATCTAGTAGAAAGGCAACTGTATTTTTTAACAATGCAGAAATGAGACAACGAGCTTTATTTAACCAAGTTTTGAATGAACCTAAAAGAGAGTTTTTTGGATTTGATAATCGTACTGAAAAACTTATAAAAAAAGAGTTTGTTCAGTTTATGGAAAAAGAAATTAGAAAGATGAGATTATGAGCAACAGAGAGAATATAGCATCTAATATAGCCTCAACCATCAGTGGCATATCTAGTCCAAGTATTAAAAAGGTGACTAGACAACCTTTCGATATTGATGAGCTTTCTGACAAACAATATCCTGTTGTAATAGTACAAACTAGTGAGGAAACAAGAGAAGATATTGAAATAGGTGAGGGAGCAAGAACAAGGCAAGGAACGATAGACTTTGTTTTATCAGGGTTTGTAAAAGGTGCAGAGGTTAATATTGATACAAAAAGAAATCAGTTAATTACCGCTATTGAAACTGAATTAGAATCTGATATTACTAGAGGTGGTAATGCACTTGATACAGAAGTCATATCTGTTGAAACTGATGAGGGGACTCTATTCCCTATTGGTGGGATCAGGATGACTATCAGATGTATTTACGTTTTTGAATCAGGAACACCTTAAGGAGTAATATGTTAAATTTAGAAAAAAAGTTAGATAAGATAGAAAAAAAAATAGATGCGATTGAAAAGTTGCATGATAAAGAATCTTTGATGTGTGAGGAGATCAAAGATATGATAAGTGAAATTCGTGAAGAAAACTCTGAAGATGAGGACTTTGAGGAGGAAGATTTTGAAGAGGGCGATGAAGAAGAGTTTGACGAGGACGATGAAAAATAATATAAACAAATCAATCGGAGGAAAATAAAATGGCAGTTCATCATGGTAAAGAAGGACAAGTTGCAGTTGGCGGAACAGCAGTAGGTGAGTTAACATCATTCACTTTGGAAACAACAGGGGATGTAGTTGAGTCAACTAAAATGGAAGATGGAGCAAAATCTTTTATTGCTGGTAGAACGTCTTTTTCAGGTACTTTAGAAATGCACTTTGACGAGACAGATAGTGGTCAAACACAATTAACCGCTGGGTCAAGTTTAACTTTTAAATTACTACCTGAAGGAAGCTCGTCTGGTGACAGAAAATTTGAAGGTGCTGGTATAGTGACAGGAATGTCAGTTAACCAACCTTTAGATGGAGTTGTAGCTAGATCTGTGACGTTTCAAGGCACTGGTGCTTTAACAATAGGAACAGAATAATAATTTATGTCTATTCTTAACAGAGCTAAATCTCACTTTGAGAGTTTAGGAGTGCAATCTATTGAGATTGAAGAATGGCCTGATGATAGTGGTAAACCCACAATTATTTATTGGAATCCAATCACACTAGCAGAAAAAAAACGTCTATTTGAAAAGTCTAGTAATATTAACGATGTAGGTTTATTAGCCGATATTGTTATTATGAAAGCACTTGATAAGGATGGAAACAAAATATTTAAGTCAGAAGATAGATTAGATATTATGCATAAAGTTGACTCTGATGTCCTTGCAAAAATATCAACTTCTATGGTTCAATCTATTACTCCCTACGAAGCAAAAAAAAAGTAAATACTAGCCCTGAACTCCGCAATATGTTAATAGTTGCGGACAGGCTAAAAATAACTTTAAAACAAGTATTAGAAATGTCTGCTGAAGAGTATAATACTTGGTTAGGTTATATGATGCTTGAACAAGACGAATATAACAGGAACAGAAAAATATAATGGCTCAAAATCTAGTACTTAATATTTTAGCAAGAGATAAAACTAAACAGGCTCTAGCTGGAGTAAGAGCTGGATTAAATAATTTAAGGTCAGCAGTATTTTCAGTTCAATCAGCAATACTTGGAATAGGATCAGGTCTTGCAGTAAAATCAATTTTAGATGTTGGAGCTAATGTAGAGCAACTTAGACTAAGATTTGCTTTTTTATTTAAAGGTGTCCAAGAGGGTGACAAAGCATTTAAGGGCCTTATAGACTTTGCATCTAGAGTTCCATTTACACTTGAAGAAATACAAGCTGGTGCAGGAAACCTTGCGGTTGTTACTAAAAACGCAGAAGAGCTTAATGAAATATTAAAAATTACAGGAAACGTTGCATCAGTCACAGGATTAGATTTTAGAACTACTGCTGAGCAAATACAAAGGTCTTTTTCATCAGGTATTGGATCAGCTGACCTATTTAGAGAAAGAGGTGTCAGAGCTTTATTAGGATTTAAAGCTGGAGCAGAAGTTACAATAGAAGCTACAAAAAAAAGGTTTAGAGAGTTGTTTGGGCCAGGAGGGGAGTTTGAAAAAGCCACAGAAGTTTTGTCAACTACTTTCACAGGAACATTATCAATGCTTTCTGATAAATTATTTAAGTTCAGATTAGAGACAGGACAAGCTGGTTTTTTTGATTTTATAAAACAAGGTCTTGTTGAGGTTAATAAACTTATAGAAGCTAACTCTGAACTACTTGCGGTCTTTGGTGCAAAACTTTCAAATGCTTTAATAACTGCTACAAAACAAATAATTCTTGGATCAGCGGTTATTATACAAGCACTTAGACCTGTTTTTTCTTTTATAGGATCATCCCTTTTAGGATTATTTGATTTTTTAAGAACTTTACCTGAAGGAGTAAGAACTTTAGGAATAGTTGGTTTTTTAATGCTTGGAGGAAAAGGCAAAGCATTAATTCTTTTAATAGGTGGATTTATAGATGAAGTAAGATCCATGCTTGGTGACCTTTTGATGGGCTTTGCAGAGTTTAATCAAAAAATTTTAGAAATAAGAAAAACTTTAAGATTAGTAAGTGATGAAGATTTTGTAAAAATATTAAATCAAAACAATCAGTTAGTAGGTATAGCAACTAATCTAAAAAAACCTGTCAATGATTTTAGAAAAGAAATAGAAGCAACTAATGGAGGACTAGACACAACAGTTGGTAAGTTAAGGCAATTCTTAAATACACTTGAAGCAAAGGCTTTAATATCAAAACAACAAATAGAAGAAATTTTATCTAGACTAAAAGGAACAACAGAGGAAACAGATAAAACTGCAATTAATTTTGGTAAAGTTGCAGATACAATTAAAAACCAAATTAAAAAAGATTTAGAATCTGTAAATCAAACTATCGGTAAATTTATATTAGGTGGTGTTAAATCATTCTCAAGAGCTTTAGCTGAGTCAGTAGTTTTGGGTAAAAAATTAAATATGACTCTTAAAGAACTAGCACAAAAACTATTAGTTGATATTCTTGCATTTACAATTCAATTAATAATTCAAAAACAAATAGAGGTGTTCTTAACAGATATGAGTCTTAAAAAAGAAAAAGAAAAACTTGACGTTTTAAGAGAACAACAAAGAGAACTCAGAAAAAATAATAAACAAAGTTTAATATCAACTGCATTTGCTTTTTTAGGTGGAAGGGCATCAGGAGGTGCGGTTGGAAAAGGACAACCTGTAATGGTTGGTGAGAGAGGCCCTGAACTATTTATACCTAACTCATCAGGACAAATAACACAAAGTGCTAGAGGCATGGGAGGAAAATCGGCAGTTGTTAATTTTAATATAAATACAATAGACTCAAGAGGCTTTGATCAGGCTTTAATAGAAAACAGAGGAACAATAACTGCTATTATTAATAATGCCTTAACTGAAAAAGGTAGAGGAGAGTTAATTTAATGTCAGGAGCATTTCCAATATCAACTGCAAACTTTGAGACTATGGGTATTAAGTCTTTGCAAGACACAATTATATCTAAATCATTATCAGGTAAAAAATTATCAAGGCAGATAGATAATCAAAGGTTCGGTTTTACTGCCTCTATTATAGTTGGAAAACGATCTGATATATATGGTGAGCTTATGGCTTTTATTATGAAGCAAAGATCTCAAAAAGAAAATTTTACAATCATTCCTCCTGAAGTTGAAGATGCAAGAGGGAATGTAAGTGGAACTGTCTTGGTAAATGGAACTCATGCCATTGGCGACACAACAATAGATATTGATGCTATGACAGGAACTTTAAAAGCTGGTGATTTTGTTAAATTTGCATCGCACAGTAAAGTATATATGGTAGTTGCAGATGCAACAGCAGATGGATCTAATGAAGCAACAATAACAATAGAACCTCCACTTAGAACTGCTCTAGTTGATGATTCAGTAGTCACTTATGATAACGTTCCTTTTACAGTTCATTTAACAAACGATATACAGGAGTTTGGAGTTGTGGGAGCTGATGGGTCAGGAAATTTATTATATAAATATGAAATAGATGTCGAAGAAGCAGTATAAAATTAAATATTTTATGAATGCTGACATCTTGGCAGAAGAAATAGTCGAGGCAGATGATATTGATGTTGAAAATCTAAACTTGAAAAAATACGACTTTCCATCAAAAAATGCTGACTACATAGTGAATGGTGATATAAAGGTTATTAGAAAGAGTATAGAAGATTATGGCAAGGACACTAACAACAGCAGTAAAGAACGAACTCCTAACAAATGAGATCAGACCAGTTCATTTGTTAACTATTGGATTTGGAACTCCAGTAAACTTAACAGATAATAGTTTTAACCTTACGTCATCCATTTCAGGATCAAGCACTACATATACTGCATCGTCTTTTTTAGTTTCTGTTCCATCATTTACTGAAGAAACAGATCTTACAAAAACAAGTTTGAATATTGTTTTATCAGGAGCAGATCAAACTTTTATATCTACTTGTTTAAATGAGAATATAGTAAACGACAGTGTTGAAATATATAGAGGAGTTTTAAACTCAAATAATTCTCTAATAGCTGATCCTTTGTTATTATACTCAGGAAATATTGATACTTTCCAAATAGATGAAACAGAAACTGAATCTTCTGTCACTTTAACTGTTGTTTCACATTGGGCC